GCCTGAAAGGCCGGCACCGGTATCAGTCCAGCCCTGAGATGATTTACCACGGCAATCCGGCTCGTTACTAAAGTTGTAGCCCTGACGGCCGCCAGCACCGCCTGTAATAATCCAAATTGTCTGACTTGCAGAAATAGGAGCCACAAAGTTTGTAAAACCACCACCGCCGCCAGCATCAGCACCGTTAACCGCACCGCCACCGCCCCACAAATATCCAACTAAATATGTTGGTGCTACGTTTGTAGCTACGCCAGCTGAAGAGCCAGGAATTGTTGAAGGGATGGTTGAACTTGTCTTAGAGTTGCCTGAAGTATAGTCAGCCCAGAAATACTCATTAACGTAGTTCGAGCGATAGCCGCCAGATGAACAGTAAATCTTATAGCCTGTGTCTGAGCCTGTTGTTGTGTAAGTTGTTGTGCTAGACGCAACAAGAGTTGATGTGCCTGAAATATTGATTCTGTACCAGTCGCCAGACTTATTAGACGTAAATACAGCACCGGTAGCACCTTCTGTACCACTTGTTAATGTAACTGTCGGCCATGAGTATGAGTTACTAAAGTTACCCATGGAGATTTGCCCAGACGTCGGAATAGGTGTGTTAGCACCGCCACCAGGATTACCAATAGCGCCATTTGGAACAATACCACCCCCAGCGTAGTATTCGCTGAGGGATATTGGGTCTGAACCGCCAAACTCTGTTTGAATCTGGCTTAAGCTAATCGCATTTGGATAGGCCGGTAATGGCATTACTTACCTTTCTTTAGTTCAGCGACTTGAGCCTCTAATTCCTTAATAGCTTCAATAAGTAACGGAACTAAGCGCTCATAACGCACGGTTAAATATTGAGAATCAATTGGGGCTGGGGCTACAGTCTGTGGCATTACCTTTTGTACGGACTGAGCAGTTACGCCAACTTCCAAAATAGATGGGTCATAGCCTAAAGCAGCTGCCACGTCGTTAGCGTGGTAGTACATAGTCTGAATCTGCTTAACTTTATCCAAAGCATTTTCAATGTCGCCAACTTTAGTTTTTAGGCGCTCATCAGAGTAGTAAGCGGTAACGTTGTTAGTAGCACGAATCTCACCAGTAGTACCTGAAGCTGCTGTACCTACACCTAGTGATGAAGTTTGGGTATTGGTCAATGCTGCAGTTGTTACCGCGCCTGTTGACCTAGTATAATATATTAAACTGCCGCCTGATGCGGAATATAGTCCCCAAGCCGTTGAATTATTATATAGATAAACAGGATTTTGGCCTGAAAAATTAGCGCCAATCTGGCCTTCACTTGCTGTTGTTTGAGTGAAAAACCCATTTCCAGCTGCAGCAGTAGCTGTAGCTGCGTTACCGTTAATGGAAATGCTCCATGTACCAGATGCGCCTGTACCTGTTGGGCTAGGTATATCTGTACCAATAACTAAGCCTAAATTTGTTCGCGCTCCTGAAGCTGTTGATGCCCCTGTACCGCCGTACGTTACAGCTACAGCGTTGCCATTCCATGTACCAGCAGAGATTGTGCCAACGCCAGTTAAGCTTGAACCTGTTACGTTAGACGCTAGAGTAGAACCTGTTAATGTGCCTGCTGCAGCTGTGACTGTGCCAGAACCACCTAAAGAAATAGATGTTCCGTTAATAGTCATGCTTGAGTTAGCCAACGAGCTGTTAGGAACAGACACTAAACGAGCATTTGGCAATGTGCCAGACGTGATGTTTGAAGCGTTTGTTGTATCAGTCGTAGCTGAAGGAGCTAAGCCAGTGATATCAGATGCAGCTGGTTGTTCCCACGCAGGAGCTTGTGAAGCTGAACCTGTACCTGTCTGACTTAAGAACTTCTTAGTTGTGGTTGTGTTACCAGCAAGAGCTGATAATGTATTGGCACCAGAAGCATACAAAGTATCGCCAGTTGTATAAGCGTTAATACCTGTACCACCATTAGTTTCGTCAAGAGTGCCTGATACAGCGCCAGATTGGTTAAGCGCAACAGCGTTCCACTCAACGTTTGTTCCGCTTGAATTCATTACCAATGACTTATACGCAGAACCAGCGGCTAGCTTGCTCCAAGTGTTTGAAGCTGAGCCGTATAGCAAATCGCCAGTAGTTACTGTGTTTACGCCCGTACCGCCATTAGTTGGCGCAACGGTGCCAGTCAAAGAAATAGTCTGACCTGTTATGTCAATGTTTGTGCCGCCAGTGTATGTAACAGCGCCACTAAATTGGGTATACGTAAGTGTTGTATATCCAATAATCATCGTATTAGGCTCTGTGGTCAACACGTGTGAATCACCTGCGTTATCAGTACCCGATTGTGTGTAGAAATAATCGCCTGTACCAACACCGTTAGGGTCTTCTGGAGCAACTTTATTTGCATCAGTCGCGCGAGTTAGAACCCAGTTTGTTGAACCAGAGCCTACAGTTGTTACAACATAGACGCCGTTCTCATATCCAGTTGTTTGTAGACGTACCATTACACGGTTGCCAACACTTAAAGCTACACCATCAACGGTTAATGCCGCCTGGGCACCTGCGTTTGTTAACGTTGCACCAACACCTGAATTAGCGCGAGTTGCGTAAGACAAGCCTGAAGCATTCGTCAAACCAGTAATCTGGGCACCGCCATACGCCAACGACAAAGTTAGTTGTGTTGAAGATGGGGTTGAATACACAAAATATGCTGTTGCCTGCAGTTGAATACAACCAAATCTGGTCGTTAACCGCTAATCCGTGTGCTGATGAAGTTGTTACTGTAGTGCCACTAGTAATATCTGTGATATTAAAAGTTGTGCCACCCTGCGCGTATGTAGCGGTCAGATTGCCCGTTGTTTCAACTAATACAGGGTCATGAATATGCAAGCCAGCAGATGCAAGCTGGTCTACATACTGCTTTGTAGCTGCTTGCAAAGCAGTTGTGGGATTTGCGCTTAAAGTTACCGTTGAATTAAAAGTAGCTGCGCCCGTAACATCAAGAGTAGTGCCAACATCTAATGCACCTTCTAGTGTTGTGCTTAAATCCGTGCCAAAAGTTGCAACTGTATTGTTAGTGTTTACACCGCCAGAGAAAATAATAACTGGGCTGGTTTCGCTACCAACAAACATGTCGCCGCCGTTACCATAAAGGTACATAGAGCCAGCTGTAAAAATAGGCCAAGTAGCTGAACTGAAGTTCGAGCTATTGATACCCATATCCATGAAGTTAGCATCTTCAGTAGCGGTGTTATCACGATAAACAATAAGGTCTGCAGAAGCTTCGGAACCACTGCTGTTATTTTTAGCGTACATTTGGGCAAACGTGTTTACGTTGCCGTACATCTCGCCTAATGCGGCAGAGAATGTTGTGTACGAAGTTACGTTGCTACCGATAACAGTAAATGGACCACCATCAATAAGAACGTTACCGTTTGCTTCTTCGTAAATAGCTTTTTCGGCTGGGTAAGTAATAAATACTTCTTTTGTACCCGCGCTGAAGTTAACAGCTGCACCAGCATTTGAAGAAGAAAGAACGGTTGTTCTGGCTAAAGTGTTAGCCCCAAGAGCGTACGTGCCTAAGCCAACTTCCCACTCATTCTCAAAACCTGTAGCGGTGTTGTGAATACAGTAATAAGTTGTTGAGCCGTCTGGAATACAGGACGCAAATGTGCGGTAGCCGTCATAGGCCGCGCCTAATGTAATCGTACCTGTGCCAGTAGTTGTACTGGCAACACGTACCCTATCTTGTAACACTAAAGCCATAGTTGGCTCCTAATTAAGATGCTGTCAAACGAATAATCGCGCTTGTGGCGTCGGCTGTTGGGAAGTTCACAGAGAAGTTACCAGCAGTTGATGTCTTATCACCACCAAAGTTCAATACGCACACGGCTGCATTGCTCTTAGTGTTGTTATAAATAATTGCGCCAGCAGCAGTAATTGTTGCAGTTGTCCAAGTTGTGTTAGCAAAAGACAAGAAAGCAACGTTACCAGTGTTTGTTGGTGTCACACTAACAGTTAGCGTATTACCGCCTGCTGTGTAGTTTGTACCAGATGTTTCGTTTGTAGCTGAATAAACAGTTGTTGTTTCACCAATACTTGCTGAGCTTGTGTACAAAGCAATTTTGAATGTATCAGCAGAGAAATTATGCACACCGTTCAAAAGTTCTACTTTGAAGCTGTTGCACATACCTTGAGTAATAGCCATTTTTAACTCCTAAATTAATTAACAGGGATACGAGCTTGACCAGAGCGGTAAGTATCCCGTCGGTCTTTACCTTCGCCGAGCAATTTAAGCAAGGCTAAAGATTCTTGGTACTTGTTCTCCACATACGTAATCATATCTTGCTCGCCCTTCATAAACAAGTATGCTTCGCGCAAAGCGCCGTATAAAAGAACAGATTCGAAATTATCGCCAAGCCAGCTTGTGCCAGCAGTAACGATGCTTAATGGGTAATAGTAATAGTGCAACTCTACGTTGTAGCTTTGGTCTGGTGTAGGTCCAATAATGTAAACGTATGGCTTGAACTGCGCATAATACTTTGGGGTACCTGTTGATGTTGGCGATGGGTAAGCTTGGCGAATAAAGTTAACGTCTTTATTCAAAAGAAACTGTTGCTCACCAGTCACAGGGTCAATAACAGATAGCTCAAACGCCGCCAAATAATCGTTCGGTAGCGCTAAGTATTTGTCGTTAGCCGTGAAGTTGCCTTGAACGGCTTTACGAATAGCAGGAAACTGGACAGCGTTATAGATACGCTCTTCTGCCAACTGAATAAACGTCGGTATCTGAGAATTGAAAACTGTTTCGTAGTTTTCTGTGTAGTCTTGAATTGCTGTCGTTAACTGTGCGTAGTTCATTGGGATTTACCCTTAAGCCATTGGGCCTCTAGCAGTCACGCCACGCTGAGCGCAACCGTTACCACGTGTTTTAATACCAGAAGTTTTAGTAGAAGCGTACTCGCCGCTACGAATAGTTGCGTCTGATTGTGGCTTTTTTAACGTTTCTTTAACGTCAGCTGCGCCAACTACAGGGCTAGCTACCTTCTTTGCTTGTTTATAAGATGTGTTTGCCATGATTAGCGTCCTCTTGAAGAACCACGTTTTTGAGCTGCGACTTTAGCCAAGCCACGACCCATAGTTTTCATATCAATATTGCGCTTACCGCCTGTGCCACCTTTACCAGTGAACTCAGGAACTGAAGGACCAGAAGTGCCCAACTGTTTACCTTTTGTCTTAGCTTTCTTAGCTACGCCGTCAAAATCTGCCATCATTTACTCCTATGAAGTTGTTACCGTTACTGTACCTATTAAACACGGCGAAATCAAATTATTTGGGGTTTCTAAGGCATCAAAAGCTCTAGCCATCCCAACAGGATTCCACCCCCATTGAATATCTCTACTACCAACAGTCGGGTCATTATTTGCGTTTAGACCAGCCTGATAATACGTCGTATCTCTACGTGGGTTGCGCAGAGCTTGCGGGTCATTAACAGGATACATACCGAGCTGTAGCTGCGGATGGTCCGGGTCCCAACATGCGTCGCAAACCAACAAGTTGTACTGCTTGGTTTTTATGATTTCAGTTTTAAGGGTTTTAAGCTTAAACTGCTGACCACATCTATCGCATATCGCAATAGCCCATTTACCAGAAGCGAATGGATATGACATTCAAGCTCCTAGGTTATAAACATTCTTCGCGGTACGAAGCGCTGTGCAGCTTTCTCACGGTCTTCCGTAGCAGCCATCTCCCAAGCTTCGTCGTACTGCTGTTTTAAAACTGGCAAGCGCTGCTCTGCTCCAGGGATTTTTAAAGCCAAGTAATACGCTAAACCTGCGGTTAAGCAGGGCAACATTCTGAAAGGTACGTCAAATGTCTGTGTACCATCCGTTACGTCTTGAATACGGCGTAAACGCCAGTAAACGAACTGGTAAGCCTGTGAACCATCTGGGGTAGGCCAAACAGTAATCTTAGGGTTATCGACGTTTGTGACAGGGTCTGTGCCATTTGGGCCTAAACCAGCTGGATATTTAGCACCGGACATACGTTGAATCCACACTTGGATTGGGCGACCTTGGCTCAATTTATTAGGGATTGTTGTGTATGTATCTACAGAA